CTTGGCACTGGCATCACCGCAGGCGAGGCAGCCGAGAAGGTGCTGAAGTTCCTTGACCCGGCAGTGGTACCGGCGCTGGACACCTTCATCAAGGTGATGCAGGAAGCACAGTCGCTACTCGGCAAGGTCTAAAAAACCGTGACCGCAGCCGGATTCGGCGCGTCGGCCCCGTACGCGTCCAAGCAGAATCCGAATAACCTTGTCACGAACGGGAATCAGATACAGCCAGGCATGAACATCGGCGTCAACCCGGCGCTGCTGACCCCTCGTGACTGGCTGAATGTTCTGACCCGGCGCGTCGATTTCGGTTGGGTCAGAATCGAATTGCTCCGATCCTATGTGGACGGCAACGCGCCGCTGCCGGAGATGGGCACCAACACCAGAGAGGCGTGGCAGAAGTTCCAGCGCGAGTCACGCACCAACTGGGGCAGCCTCATCGTGGAGTCTGTCGTGAACCGCCTTATCCCCAACGGCATTACGGTGGACGGCTCCAACGATTCGAAGCTAGCCAAGCAGGCGCAGGCCATCTGGAAGCGCAACCGGCTGCACTCGGTGTTCCGCGAATGGGTGCGCTACGGCCTGACTTACAGGCAATCGTATATGACCATCTGGGATGACAACGGTAAGGCGCTGATCACGGCGGACTCTCCTGAGTCCATGGGTGTCTCGGTAAATCCGTTGCGCCCATGGGAAGTTCGCGCAGCGGTGCGCTGGTGGCGTGACCTAGACCTGCAAGAGGATCGCGCAATCGTTTGGGGCACAACGAGTTCCCAGCAATTCAAGCGAACCCTGTTGAGCCTCAACGCCCCAACGAACCCGCCGAACAATATGATGTACTACCTGCCGGTGCGCCTGCTGGGCGAGTGGATGGACGCTTCCCCCGTCTCGACCACCGGCCAGCCGCCGCCCGTGGTGGTGTACAACAACCCGATCTTCACCGGCGAGTTTGAGACACACATCGACCTGATCAACCGGATCAACCGCGAGATCCTAGAACGCTTGACTACCAGCGCAATTCAGGCATTCCGGCAGCGCGCCATGAAGTCTGCCGCCGGTACCGCAGGTTTGCCGCAGCACGACGCCAAGGGCAATGTCATCGACTGGGGCAGGATCTTCGAACCGGCCCCCGGCGCGATCTGGGATCTCCCGCCGGGCATCGACATCTGGGAATCGCAGCCCACCGACATCACGCCAATGCTCGCGGGCTGCAAGGATGACATCCGCCAGTTGTCAGCAATGACCTCAACGCCGTTCCCGGTTCTGATGCCGGACAACGCAAACCAGACCGCAGAGGGCGCGGACGCGGCCCGTGACGCGCACATCTTCAAGTGCGGCGAGCGCCTGGCCGAAGCCAAGGCCGGGATCGAAGAGTGCCTGACGTTGGCGCTGAAAGCCGAAGGCGCAGACCTCAGTCCAAACAAGGGCTCCGGCGACAGCGAGGACAAGCAGGTCGAAGTCCTGTTCAAGCCGGTGGACAGGGTGACCATCGCGGAGATGTACAACGCTGCGCAGGCCGCGTCTGCGGCTGGCGAGTCGTGGCCGTCGATTGCCCGAAACATCTTGGGGTACAGCCCAGAACAGATCGCGCAGGATCAACTCGACAAACTGAACGAGGCGATGCGGGCGGCGATGTTCGCGGGCAACCCGGCGGTGCCACCGGAGCCGCCGACCGACGTGGGCGTCAAGTTCGGGCCGGTGAACCCGAACCGTGCCGTGCAGTCCGCGATGGGCAAGGAACTGCAGAACCAATCGAATCCTCAACAGCCGTCGAACTTTAACCCGTCGCGCACAGCACCGGGCAGCAACCCGCAGGCGACGGCGCAGGCCGCTGGCCGCAACCCCAACCCGCGCCAGGCCACGAATGCCGGTGGCGCAGGCAAGAACACACAGGGTATCGGACCCAATAACCCGCCAGCACGCCGGAGGTAGCCATGTCGCGAGATGTGGCGATGTGGATATTGGTCACCGACCAGGCCATCCTCGCTGTAATCGCCACTACCGCAGTGGTATTCGCCTATCAGGGCAGCAAGAACTCCCGCTGGCTACAGGAGGTGCTGGTGCCGCTGCTGAGCCATATGCTGACCCTGATCGACCCTAACTACCCGAAGCCGCCAGATCCGCCGCCGATCAATGACTAGGCCGAAGACCGCCGGAGAACTGCTGGCGCAGCGCCCACACACCGACCTGCCCGCCGATGACCTTCTGAGCGAATCAGAGTATGCCGCAGGCGATTTACCTGAACCCGGCGAATACGAAGATGATGACTACGGAGACGACGATGAATCCGCTTTTGCGGCAGTGGGTTCCGGCAACCAGGAGGGCGAGGAAGGTGAGGGCGGCGAGCGCATCGAGGAAGCCCGCGAACAACTTAACGACCTCATGGAGGACGCCGAGGAAGACGAACTCAAACTCACTGACTACCAACGGTATTGGCGTCGGCTGCAGGCCCTCACACTGCACCACATAAACCGGACGTGGCGGCTGGAAGGCCCAAGCATGAACGCCGTCGCCCACATCGGCTCCTATGTGCAGTCATCGCAGTACACCGCGAGCCACCTGACACAGCTATACGCCGCAAGACATTTGGGTGTTGACTTCACGCCGTTCGATCCTGGCCCCGGCATCATCGAACGCCCCGGCGCAAACAAGCTGCAGGTCTACTCCCGGCCCATACGGGAGCGGTCCATCGGCGCACAGTTGAGACGCCTTGAGACACTTATGAATACGGACCTGCAGCTAGCCAAGGTCCGCACCCTGTTCTCGGCGTTCGATGAGGACCAGACTGTCAACCGCGCACCAGTGCGGGCGTGGCGGCGCGTCACCACAAGCGAGAAGCCTTGCGCGCTATGCGAGATCGCGGCCACCCAGTTGTACTTCACCGACGACCTGATGGCGATCCACGACAACTGCATGTGCGATGTGGAAATGGCCGACGAGGAAGGGATCTCCGAACACGAAGCCAAGTATCACCACATCGGTTTTGTACGAACCCTGCAGGACATCGGGGAGCAGAAGAAAGCCATCGACACGCTGGCCGACGCCGACGCGCCGGTAGAGGACTACGTCAACCTCACCAAGATCGAGCAGCACGGCGAACTAGGCCCGGTAATCGCCTGGGCTGGGCAGAAATTCACCGGACCCAAGGACTTACCCACCCCCCGCCCCATTAGGCCCGTACCGACCATCTCAGGGCCGGGAGCGGGGCACGAGGCGCGGCTGGGGCGCAACGCCGCCAGGGTGGCGCAGTACCGACGCCAGCACGCGGTGGACACGATGTACGCGCCAGGTCACGGTGTGGGCACACGGTACGCGGTGCCGCCGCTCACGAAAACCGTTGGGCCGCGCCACATACCGGAACCCAAACTCGCTCCGGTCATTCCCTTGCGACCAGCCAAGCGCACCGTTGACTGGCAACACAGTTCGATAGACGACCTGTTGGACTACATGGCCGACAGGCACAGCTTGGCCGTCCCGCGTGAATCGTGGCGGCTAGGCGATTGGGACTCAGACTTTTACAACGAGGACGCCCGCCGCGCCACGCTGCAGGCCATCGACGAGATGCTGACCAAGTACCCAGACGTGAAGATCGGTCGCTTCGCCATCACCGACCTCGACTCCGGCGTGCTAGCCGAAACCGCTTCTTACCCAGGCAAAGCCGGGGGCATCTTGTGGGACGGGCGCACTCAGGAGATGGTGATATCCGCCGACATGCTCAGGAAGACGCCGGAGGAAGTCAAGCTACAGTTCCAGCGCATGGAGAAGTCCAACTTCTTCTTCTCCGGTTCAAGTGATAACCCGTACCGGCAGTTGATATTTCACGAGTACGGCCACGTTATGAACCATCGCGGCGGACGTGTGGCAAGCCAGAACGCGGGGCCGATCCTGGTAAAGACTTTCGAACACTCCGGTCGCGCAACACCGAAACCCGCAGAGATACCCATCGACCCGAAAGCCTCACTGCGGGACCAGAACCGCGACATGCTCCGCAACATTGAGGCCCGCGAGAAGTGGCTCACCGAGAACGAGAAGGCGTTCTTCGACTGGGTGGCCGAAAAGGACCGCGTCTCAGGCTATTCTATGATCGACCAGGAGATCCCAGGCAAACTTTCGATGCTGACCCTGGCGAAGGCGCGGCTGGCCCCGAACCCCGGCGAGGCTGTCGCGCAGGCGTTCGCCGACGTGGAACTACGCGGCAGCCAAGCCAGCGATTACTCCAAAGCCCTACACGACTCAGTCATGGCTGCCTATCACGAGAAGTGGCCTGTACCAGAGGATCACGACATCGCGGCGCTGCGCGTGAAAGAGTCTGCGGTGGAACAACTTCGGAAGGCCACACTGCCGAAGTTCCCGTACACCGCTGAGCAGATGGCGAAGGAAGACAACTTCGACCGCAACAAAGCTGAGCGGGTCATCCTCACCGACGAAAACCGTGCCCTGGCAAGGCAATTGGCCACCGACCTGTGGCGGCGGGGCGCGAGCGTCGAACCGGACATCTCGGCCACAGCCACGTCGGCGGTCAAGGAACTCGGCGGTGAGATGTCAGGGTTCGACTTCCGCAAGAAGACCGGCCCGTCGCTGTACCGCAAGATCCAGGCCGAGGCCATCGCCAGCGCGATACAGCACCGTGGCGTGGACGCGGTGGTCACCGACGACGACATCCGCGACGCC